TAACCAAGACCAATTGCACATACCCAGCCTATTGCAGGCCTCCAACCAGCCACAAACACAGAGCGATGCTTCGCACCTTCGATGTTAGCCATCGCTTGTAGGTTGTGAGGTTTCTGGAGGAGTTCAGTCATCTTCAGAGTAGCATTTGCTTTCTCTTCTTCAGATGTGAACAAGTCATCAAGACCATTCATGACACTCCCAGCAATCCCAGCAAAGGGATTGAGAGAGTTCATATAAGAATGTCCTGTTAGTCCATATAAACTAAATGTTAGTCCATATAAACTAAATAGTAGTTTTTAAGTGCCTAGCCATTTAGCTAGAAAGGAAGTGCCAACACCACCAAGGCCCATGGACAACAGCATGGCTCCCGCGAGGAAACCTTTGCCTTTGACCAACTGTTTTTCAAGTTCATTGATACGCTTGGATAGTGTGACCGTTGTCGTATTGAGCGACTCGACTTGCTTACTTAAGTTCTCAATCTGCGTGACTAAACGCCCCGCATCATAGTCAGTCATTGTTGACATTGTTCAGCCTCCTAAGCTGATTCTGAACCGATAGATTCACCTGAGTCGTACAGCATCCAACCCGTAGCAATGTACTTGTCGGTGGTGTACACAGGGTTACCACGGTGTGTGTGAGTGAAAGAAGCAGGCCAGACTACAAGAGTGCCTTTCTTAGGCTGACATCTGTAACCTTGGTATAAGAACTCAGTCTCACCTTCACCTTCTGGGACATCATTCAGGTATAACATGTACGTCAACGCTCGACGGGCAAGCGTATAGTTCTCACCTGATTGTTCCCAGTGAAAGGCGTAGTAGCCCCCTTGCTTCTTATGTGAATACTTCTGTACTTTAAAGTCGTGCGAGTGGAGCTTACTGCTCCGATGCATACCGAACTGCTTCATATAACTTGTTACAGCTTTCTCGATACCCGTATAGAAGCGGGTAGTCAGGCCATCATGTAACTCTTTGATGTCGTCAGGCCAAGTCTCAATAGTCTTGTCAAAGAAATGCGCGGCATCTCTCCTTATACTCATGTCGGAATGGTCATGATTAGCCTTCTCGTCCTCAGAAAGCCCGAAGGCTTTCATCTTTTCAAAGGCATCAATCACTTCATCACAGAAGGTTTCATCATAGATGTCTTCATATAAGTTAATAAACTGCATGTAATGCTTGCATCCTGTCTGTTTCCTCTTGTGACGGCTCTTCTTCTACAGGGCTAAGCATCCATTCAGGCGCTTGAGGTAGAGTTGGGAACCGAGTAGGAACATAAATTGTTGGGAAGTCTCGTAAGGATTGACGGTAGGTTAAGAGAGAGTCGTAGTCTTCAGCTGTTAAGTTGTTACGCTCAAGATGTTTAGTAACTAGCCAATCACTTTGGCCTAGCCAGAAGTCACGTTGCTCACGTACCTGTTCGATAGTTTGTATCGGAGGTAGCCAGCCCTGAACTTCGTCATATCTGTGGTGTAAGGCAGCGTGTTCGCCATCTTTCTTCCAGTTACTAGGAGGCGCTACACCTTCTTCTAAGCTGAACATACCGTGTACGGCATAGCCTTTCTCATCGACTTCATAATAAAAGTCCATACGTTACTCCTTATATGCCGTGATAATCACACGCCCAGCTGCGCCTTTACCACCGTTAGATTGTGAATAGGAATTGCCACCATAAGAGCCACCAGCTCCACCACCACCAGCACCAAACTCGCTAGCATTTTGTGTCTGACCTAAGTTAGCTCTACGGGCTGTACCTCCAGCACCGAAGCCAGCTGCACCTGTGCCGCCGCTTGCTGAGTTATTGGAGTTGCCTGTTTGACCATCACCCCCTGCTGCTCCACCGCCAGAACCACCACAGTTACCGTTACCACGGTCACCGCCTCTGCCGCCAGATGTAGTCCCAGAAGCTGAGCCTCCGCTACCACCGTTAGGGCGATTAGCATAAGAGTAGCCATTACCTGTATAAGTAGATTGTCCACCACCACAGGTCACTGTTGACCCACCCACAGTGACAGTTGTACTACCGCCGTGGTTAGAGTTCATGCCAGAGTTGTTAGTACCGTAGTTCCCTTGGTTACCACCGTTACCTACGCTGAACGTGATGACAGACCCTGTAGTTACTGAATAGGTTTCATCTACAATACCTGAACCCGCACCGCCACCAGCAGCACCTGTTGAGTGACTCCAATAGCCACCACCTAAACCACCGCCACCACCAGCACACGCTGAGATTTTCACCTTGTTGTAAGGCGCGGCTACTGTATAGGAACCTGATGCGTTGAATGTCTGAGGAGGAGAAGGCGGAACGTAAGCGGCTGTCTGTGTGGAGCCGTCAGCGAACTCTACACCGTTTTCAAATATACCTTTACCGTCCACATGGAAACTCAGAGATGTTTCTGAACTGCGTAGTTTAAAGGCGTTGCCTGACCCTTCACTCTGTGAGTCAGAATGAACATACTCTAAGAAGCCGTGCTGCGCTGCATTATGTTGGTCGGTGAAACGTATACGAGCGCCTGAACCATTATCCTGTTGGTGCAGAGTTAGTAAGTCACCCGCACCCGCGTGTTCCTGTACACTCACAACGCCTGTAAACGTGCCGCCACCCCAAGGGTTGCCACTAGGACCTGTAGGACCTGTAGAACCTGTAGCACCTGTAGAACCTGTTGGACCTGTGTTACCCGTAGGGCCTTGTGTACCAGCCGCACCTGTATTACCTGTTAATCCAGTTGGGCCTGAAGGACCTTGTGAACCCGTACTACCTGTCGGACCAGTATCACCTTGAGGACCCGTAGGTCCTTGGCTACCATTTGTGCCTTGACTACCAGTTAAACCAGTATCACCTTGTGGACCTGTAGAACCAGTAGGGCCTTGAGCACCGTCACTACCGCTTGCACCTGAGACACCTTGAGGACCCGTGTTGCCAGTGTCACCTTTAGAGCCTTGTGGGCCTGTGCTGCCAGTAGGACCTGTAGGACCAGTGTTACCCACAGGGCCTTGAGGACCTGTCGAACCTGTATCACCGTCTGCACCTGTCGAGCCAGTTGAACCCGTAGGACCTGTGTTGCCTACAGGACCTTGAGGTCCAGTGTTACCTGTGTCGCCATCAGCACCTGTAGCTCCTGTTGGGCCTGTTGGACCAGTATTGCCTGTAGCGCCCTGTGGCCCTGTATCACCGTCAGCACCTTGAGGACCTACTGCACCTGTTGTACCTGTTGTACCTTGAGGGCCAGTGTTACCCATTACGCCTGTTGTGCCTGTGTCGCCTTTCTCAGCGATGAGTTGCCACACGGTAGGTTGTGCCGATGGCACTGTACCAGCAGCAGAGTTTTGAATAGCAGCGTAAGTGCTGCCGTTGTACTTAACAGCATCAAAGGTTTCATACGCTGTCGAAGAAGACCAGTTGCCTTTGAGGGCAAAGCGTATCTTACCTATATTTAAAGTGGGCATTAGATTGTTATCTCCAGTTCACCGTTAGAATTTATATTGAAGTCTTGGTCATTGGCACTACCGTAGTAATCTACAGCCAATACACCTGTAACTGGGTCCATATGAAAACGTCCAAAGGCTAGACCTAAAGAAGTGGGGCCTTGAGGACCTTCACTACCTACAGAACCTTGAGGACCTAAAGGACCTTGGTCACCATCAGGTCCTTTATTACCGAGGTCACCTTGAATACCTTGTGGACCGATTGGGCCTACAGGACCTGTAAATCCGATAGGGCCTTGAGGTCCAGTGGGACCAAGCGGACCATCGTTGCCTGTGGGACCTTGCGAACCTGTGTCTCCTGTACTGCCTTTGACACCTGTAGAACCTGTCGGACCTACTGGTCCAGCATCACCTTCGGGACCTTGGGAACCAGTGTCACCTGTTGGGCCTTGAGTACCTGTAGAGCCTGTCGGCCCCATGGGACCAGCATCACCTTCAGGGCCTTGTGAGCCTGTTGAACCTGTGAATCCGATAGGGCCTTGGTCACCTACAACACCTTGGATACCTTGAGGACCTACAGGACCTGTCTCACCTGTGACACCCTGAATGCCTGTAACACCTTGGTCACCTGTGAGTCCTGTATTACCGAGTTCGCCTTGAGGACCTATGGGACCTTCGGGGCCTATAACACCTTGAGGACCATCAGGACCTTGGGGGCCAGTTGAACCAGCAGGGCCTGTACCACCAACGGGGCCTTGAGGGCCTTCCGATAAGCTAAAGGTCAGCTCACCTGTGTTAGCGTTGTAGTGCACCGAACCTGTGGAACCGTAAGGTAGAGAGGTTAGATGAGTTGTTAGGCCGTATAGTTCGTCACGAATCTGCGTAACGTCTGAGGCTTTAATGATTACTTCTGTATGTTTAGCTGTGATGTCTAAGTGTCGTGTTTCTGCATCAGCACGTACACCATCAGCATAAGCTTTAGTCACTGCATCATTGTCAGCAGTAGGACTAGGAAGGTTGGTTAAGCGTCTACCTTCAGAATCGAAGACACCGCTTGAGTTAAGCTTGATTGCATTATCAGCCTCGTCAAAGGCTTCTTGAGCTAAGTGGAAGATTTGTCCACTGTCTGCATCAAGCGTAGCTTCTGTCAGTACAGAGCCATCTTGGAAATCAACCTCACGCTGGGCGCGGTTGGTTAAACGTCTTATTTCCACTACACTTCCGTTAGCTGGAGCGTTAGTAAACTCTATGCGGCTTGAGTCAAGCCATGTGAATGGACTAGCTACGCCATCAACTACGACCTGTACGTTATCTTGAGATAGGTACAGAAAAGTCACGTTGAAGACTTTGTTAGTCCCATCCCCTGTGTATTGAACAAAGGATAAAG